GACGCGCCGCATCCGTCCCGCGAACGATGTCAATCGTCTCGGTCAAAGCCTTGGCTCGGCTCTCAGCCTGCGCAAGCCTGGAGTTGGTAGAGCTAACGTCCGCAGCAAGACCAGGAAGGCCTAGGAGAGCCATGCCTTGGAACGTCTCCACAGCCACGGCCATGATGCGTTCGCTGATGTCCTGCGTGCCCTGGGCCGTCTGGATGGCACTCTGGTATTCATCCCGAGAGATCGCTCCAGCGATGCGCTCGGCCATGATCGCGCTAAGCTCCTGGCCAATTTCCTCCGCATCTTCAGCCAGGACACCGCCAGCATAACGCTTGAAGGCTGAGCCAGCAGTGAAGTTGCCGAAGAGCATCTTCTTGGCAGGATCCACGCCCAGCTTCTTAAGCAGGGTAGGAGTGACCATGCCACGGACAGCCGAACGAATGGACGCGGTAGTGGCACCAAAGCCAACCGCGCTCATGGCCGAAGACAACGCGCCATGGAACAAGCCCGTGGTCTTGGCTGCTTCAGGATCATAACCCTGGTCGATCATGTCCTGGGTAGCAGTGCCAGCCTCCGTCATAAACGTTTGCTTGGCAGTGCCAGCCGTAAGACCCCAGTAGAGGCCAGCACCAGTTCCGCCTGGACCAGCCAGCGAGCCTACGCCCGCGCCCAGGATGGCCCAAGCCGCGTTCTCCGCGCCCATCCCATACATCTGCCCAAGCATCTTGCCCGCGGCAGCGATCCAGTTTCCGTTGGACTGAGGAAGGATCTGAAGCTCCTTCTTCAGTTCCTGGTAGCGGCCCTCGTCTGTATCGGACAACTTAAAGTAGTTCCGCTTGAACGCGAGCTTGCCATACTCGTCCTCAACCACACCGCGCTTCGTAGAGCCAGCGATGCGCTCGCCCATGCTCCAGGCTGCGGTGTCCCGTCGCAGCAACTCAGCGTTCTCATAATCCTTGAGACGCTCAAAAAGCACGGGGCTTTCCTTCTGCATCGAGGCAAGGTTGACTCGCTGCATCTCCGTGTATTTCTGCATCTCCTGAGCATCTGTAGGCTCAGGAAGGCCCGCCAACCGCTGGCTACGACGGAACGCCACAAGCTCTGGGCTGTTCTTGCCAGTCTCCTGGAAGCTGCGCAGGGCCGCGTTGAAGCTGGCCTGCTCGATGGCTTCCTCGTTCAGGAGCATGTCCGAAGCAGCTTTGAATCCATTCCCCGAGTAGGGGATCTCCTTCGGCACCACATCGAAGAGTGCCGTAGGATCCTGGACGGGCTGCTGAGGAGACTGCGGTTGCGGTTCTTGGAACATGTTACTTGGGGAGTCCGTTCGGGAACACGGACTTGTATGCCTTCTCCATCGTATCCTTCTTGCTACGCCATTGCTCAGCAGCGGAGTAATCTCCATCCCAGATGAGTTCGATCATGCGCTCAAGTTTCTTGATGTTGTCAGAACTTGCGTGTTGGTATGGAGACGGAGCAATAGCTTTTGGGTCAGCCATATTTTTGATCTGCAACCCGATGCGCTCAGAAACAATTTCTCTGTTTATCTCTTCGATAAGAGATAGACCAAGTGGAGTCGGTGAGCGCGGATCCCTTGTATTAACAATCGTTTCCTTAGGCTTGTAAGCATTGTCAACAAGCATCGGGCCTACAAAGTTTCTCAATTCATCAATTGGAGTATTTGCTAGATGCCACTCGTAAGAACCTTTACGCCAAGTTGCAGAGCGGACTTCGGATGCCATCGCCTTGCGCTGTTCTGCCGTGATCTGAGCTAGTTGCGAACGAGCTTGAAGAGCGGCGTTTGCAGATAGAATTCCAGCAGTAACTGCTGGGTAGTTGTTGTCCTTTAGAGAAAGCTGCCTACGTCTTTCGGTAAGCTCAGCAGAAGCTTCAAGCCCAATGCTGTTAGCTACTTGGTTCAAAATGTCAAAAGCCTGTGCCCCGCTTACGGTCTGATACTTACTAGCAAAATCCTTTTCTAGGCCAGATTGAAAAAAAGCTCTGTTGTCTCTTTTGTATTCGGCAATACCAAACTGATCGAGCAAATGAGCATTATCCAATGGAATGCCTTCAGAAAGGAGCTTCTCTCCAAACTTCTTGGCATCAGCCATTTGTTTCTCAGTCCTCTTTTGAGGAATGCCACGGGTTGGATCTGTTGGTCTGTTGATGTATGCATTAACAGCATCAGGGTTTGCCTTAACGTTGTTGCCTTGCATCATCCAAATAGTGTCGTATGGACGCATGTATGGAGATGCGACACCCTCGGGCAAACGAGAAACTTCGTCAGAGATGCCTAGTTGCTCTACAAGTGTAGGAACGTGAACGCGCATCTCTGGGTTGTCAACAAATCGTTGCATGAAGTCTTTGAGGCTAGTAGCACCTTGGCCTTTAAGGCGTTCACCAAGATCAGCCCTACGGCGCACTAGGCCAACTTGATGTTCAACATCTACTCCTGGCTTGGCGATGTTGCGGATCCAGTGTGTAGCGATGCTCTGCTCGTCCTCAGAAACGATCTCACCCTTCTGAACGGTAAACCCTTCACCAAGGCTTTGGGCTTCTGCCATGGCCTCACTGACTGAGCTGTGCATGGCAGTTTCACCATTAGCACGCTTGTGAAGCACCAGCTTCTGAACACCGTTCTCGTCCTGCTCCAGCTTGTAAACGCGATACGGGTTTCTGTTCGCGTTCTGAATAGCCTCAACAACAGTGGCACGTTCCCAAGTTGGAATGTCTCCAGGTAGAACGTCTACCGTCCTGTTGGTGTTGGGGATCTGGACTCGGAAGCCTCCGGTCTCACCTTCTGGTAGCGTGAACAGAGCCTTCTCCTTGCCATCGACAACTACCTTGGTGTTGTCTCTGGTTTGGAAGAAGTCGAACAGGTTCTTGTTGGCGTTCGACTTGTCGTTCTTGAACTGGTTGTAGCCAAGCTGGATCTTGTCGTGCCACTTCGAGAAATGCGGAGTCTTTTCAATCTGCGTCGAATCCATCGCTTGGTAGGTTGGATTCTCTTTCTTGTATTGCTGCATCAAGAGATCGTTATCACTCTTGATCTGCCTCTGTTCTGGAGTTGCAGTATTGTTCTTATCCTTGATGCGAGCAATAAACAGATCTTCGTCTTCCTTGCTTAGCTGGAAGCTATACCGAAGTTCTGTCTCTGTAAGACCAGCGAACAGCTCTGGCCTGTTCTCCATCATGTCCAGCAGTTGGTTGCGATGCGCAGGGTTGGTCTTCTCCTGGTAGTTAGTTCGCGCCCAGTCCTCTAGCTTGGTAACGCCATCTTCCCCAAGCTGCATGTAGAGGTTGCGATCCATCGAAAGGAGTGCATTGCCTGCGCTCTCACTTGCTTGGAAACCAAGCCCACCAGTGGCAGCGCGGATCTTGGTCTTGGCAAGATCAAGAGCCTGATTCTGCCGCTTCTTGAACGATTCGTCTTCGTCCTTGGCCAGCGACTCGATGGTCTCAAAAGTAGACTTAAGATCCTTCTGGTCGATGTGCCCAGCGGTAAACGCTCCCATGACGAAGTTCTTCTTGTCTTCGACAGTCGGGAGATCGTCGCGCATGAAGACCGCACGCGCGATGTTCTCGGACATCTGAGACTTGCGCTCTTTAGCAAGCGTTGTCTCAGCGTCATACAACATCTTTGGGTTTACCTTGGACCTGTTGTTCTTGTCAGCCAAGAAGAAGCGCGCCGAGTCAACGTCGTTGCCTTGAAGCATTCTCTGAAGAACGCCAGTGTAGACACCGCGCTCAATGTTCTTCATGTAGAGCTTGCCTTGCTCGTCATCAGGGTTGATACCCTGGAAGGACAGGTGTTCCCTAGCTTGGTTCATCAGGCCAGAGAACCGCGTTTGGAAAGCATCCAAGTTATCCTGCTTGGCTCCCATGGTTATGGCAGCAGCAGTCTTGTTTGAAATAGCTCCAGTGCCATCAAACAGTTTTACGCTCAGCGGTGTGCCTGGGTCGTAAACACGGGAACCAAAACTGATGGCATCTTCGGCCATGTTGTCAATGCGCGCTTCAGTCTCCTTGACTTTGAAGTTGTAAGATTCGCGCATCACATGGAAGTTGGCCTGTCGGTCAGCATCCATCATGCGGCGATCCGCAGCCCCACGGAACGCGATCTTCTGCGCAGGGTTGGTCAAGCCAGTTTCGATTTCACGACGCTGCTTGGCCAAGTTCTCCTGGAACGAGTTGTAGCCAGTAATGGCATCGCGCCCCTGGAGAGACTGGAAGCGGACGGACTCCTGGTTCAGGATGTTTCGCCACTTGTTGTCCGTTTCCGCCACGACGGAATCGTTCACTATGTCCTGCATCCGCATGGCGATATTGGACATGCCTTCACCAAAGCGCGACATGCCTTGGCCCATCTCCTGGATCTGCTGCGGTGCCGCGTTTGGCATCGGCGCGACTCCAGGCCCCTGCATCTCAGGCATCTGGATGGGCTGGATCTGGACGGACGGCACGTTGAAGTCGGGAATGCGAGGCATCAGACGGCTCCCATGTAGTTCATCGCTGCCCAGTTGGACGCGACAGGACCAGCACCACCAATCAGGCTAGAAAAGGCACTAAGCCCAGGGTTAATCGTGCCTGCTCCAGTTCTAAGGTTTTGCGCAGACATTCGCGCCATAAGGGCTTGGTTTTGGTAGTTAACGGATCGCGTTCGGCGTGCTTCAGAAGCCATAACTGCGTTAGTGTTGATGGCAAAAACATCAGCTTGCTTGACGTATTCTGCACTAGCCGCGACTTCCTTGGTGCTGCCTACGCCAGCCGCGACACCTCGCGCTCCTAGGCTAGCACTGCGCGCAGCTTGCTCCTGACCAGCACGCATAGTAAGCATACCAATAGCCTGCTGGCCTGAGCGAAGCACCGACTGAGCCTCAATCTCAGATGCACGCGCATTAATAGCCGCCATCCCCGCCTGAAAATCTGCGTTCGAAGCCTGAGACCTGAGTTGGTATTGCTGGCTCTTGGCGGCGTAAAACGATCCAATTGCAGAGTTTAGCGCACCAGCTATGGACATAGCTGCGCTAAACCCGCCAAGACCGCTCATGCCACCAGAAGCACCACCACCACCACCACCGCCTCCTCCTCCGCCTCCTCCGCTAGCACGCGGGGTATAGGCTAGGGAATCATAACCACTCTGGAACGAGGTGTTCTGGGGCAAAGACCCAGCACCGCCACCGCCCCAGAAACCATAACTTGCGCCTCCTCCAGACATGTTAGCCTCCGATTGAGATTTCCGTGGTCATGCCAAGGACCGTCGTGGGAACTGGATCAGACTGACGCACGAACACCGTGCCGCTGTCCTGCCATGCTGGAGTCATAAGCACCTGGATCTCGCTAGTCTTTAGCTCAGGGGTAGTCTCGTATGGCGAAGCTGGGACAAGGTTGTCCGCGTCTGGGCCAATCTCCATTCCAGCCGTTTGGTAGACCTTAAGCCACGCCTTGTTGATGTTTTTGGTGCGCCCCTGGCCAAAACCATCAATCTGCATGGCTACCGGGAGCGTCTCCAGGTCGCATGTGTAGGGCAACCCAACTACGATGTGGACCGCAGGGTTAGCGATGGTGATCGCGCCTCCAGAGACAACCTGAGGCTCCAGGGCAACGCCGTCAGCGAAGGCCCGCACGGTAAACCCGTTTAGGTGCGCAAGCCCAGTAAAGCTATTGCGCGCCCAAGCCCAACCAGAGATGGCGGTGCTTCGCAGAGCCAGTGGGATAGTCTTGTTCGGCTTTGCCGTAGCAACGGTGGCAGAGCTAGTGGTTAGAATGGTCATCCGATATTCTTCACCGGATGCGCCATAAACAACGATTTGGTCGCCTACGTCTGTAGTTGCAGGGTAGGCAAACTTGCTGTTGCTCATGGTAAGCGTCAGCGTTTCGTTGGGAGTCCAGCTTGTCCCGCCAGAGATTGTAACGGTGTGCGCGTTGTTTGGTTCCGCCCCGTCAAAACTCAGAGAGCAGTCCAGGCCAACGTAGTTCTTGATGTCCGTGAACTCAAAAGCATCCATGCGCTCGACAAACTGAGACGCGCCACGGCGGATGACCGCGTAGAGCCGATCCTCCTCACCTTCTGGAATGGCGCACACGCTGAGGAACTCACCATCCGTATCGTGCCAGTGCCATGCACCAACCTGTTCTTCTGGGATGTAGGTAAACCCCAACAGGTTGCCATTTGTTGAGGTAAACCACACTACAGGTTGTGGTGCCTTGCTGAGAGCCATGTCTGTCAACTCGTAGTTGTCGAACAAGTGGGCAGAACGCACCGAAACGTCGCCAGTCGCGTAGCTCTGCTGCTGCCAGTTGTAGCCAACTTCGCGCACATGCCCGCCACGAGACGCACAGTAGAGCAAGCTGTTGTTGACGATCTGAGGCTGAACGTTGTTGGCCCCGACGTAGCTCTGCGGTCGGACGCTCACCGTAGACGGTGTAAGAGCGTCCGAATCAATCGAAGTAATGCGCCACTCAGCTTGGCTGGTCAAAGCCAGCAGGTTGTTAAGCGGCACAAGGTGGCGGATCTGGCTGGCCTGACGAGCCGAAACCTTGATCTTTATTCGGTCATCCGCCTGCGTCGGGATGTGGTAGCTAAGATCTGCTTCCGTGTTAGAGCGTGTCGCCCAGAACGTCTGCGGCTCGTTGTTCGTTCCAGCAAACATGCGCCTCTGCTCAAAGTAAGTAACCGCAGAAGGGTAGTTGTTGGCTGACGTAAACACCGTCTCGTCATCACGAATGGGCTGAGTCAACCCAAGATCTGGCGCGATGTTGTCATCTACGAAGTAAGCAATCTTCTTGTAGGTTATGGGTCCAAAACTATATCCAACTCCTCCGTATAACAGCGTAGCGTTTGCTGTTGGCGCGATCTTCAGAATGAAGTTGTCGTTGTCTAACTTGTGGACAAAAAACACATTAGAGTTTTCGCGCGTTCCGCCGTTTAGATCATCTTCGATATCTTCCGACCAAATTGCTTGGTTTTCAATAAGGCCATGACCAACTTTGTTAACTGTGTAGTAAAACTCATTTGAGTTAACGTAATTAAGAGCAGCCGTTGCCGTGACATACTCTTGATCAAAGTTCTCAGCTTTTCCGATGTATCCGTAGGCACCGTTAGCCATCTTGTAGATGTTGTAACTAACAGCATCTGACGATGTGTTAATCACGATGCCGTTGGCTGCTCCGGTTACATATAGGTTGTTGTCGATAGAAACAGATGCGTAGTTGATGGATTCAACACCAAAAGAATCTACTGGAGCAATTCTGTAGTTGTTGGTCAGATCGAAAGCGATGCTTGCTGGCTGAATAAACGGTGTGTATCTATTAAACGGAAAGTTTGCTGGTGCAGTGTGTGCAAAAGCAGCAGCAGTCGAAGCATTTACAAACCCTCCATCGAGGTGCTTGAGATGCATAGCGGTTGCCGTGATGCTGTGAACTACATAAAACCCTCTCTTGAGAGAATATATTAAACCAACACCACCACCCCATGCGTTGCTGTCTTTGTTAAGTCCGTTGTAGAAGTAAACGACATCGCCAGTGTTCAAGCGATGGTCTTCAGCCAAAGTAAAAGTTTCTTGGGTAGCACCGTTTGGGTTCATGGTCGTAATGGATAAAAGTCTTCCATACGCTGGAATGCTACGAACAACATCTGGAGCAGGAATGCTGCTGCCAAACTCAACCGAAACAAAAGACCACCTAGAAGCCGAATACCTGCGAAGCTCCTTAGGCCAGTGGTTTTGATGAACAACCGTGAGGATGTCGCCACTTTGAACGTAGTGGAGATCCATCACCTCAAGATCATCGTATTGAGTAGGGATCTCTAAAATGTTGCCGCTAAGCGCATACCACTGAGCCGCTGGTGGAACGACGCTATCGTTTTGCCCAATGCAGTAGTAGTTAGTTCCACTGTAGCTAACCACATCGCCTTGCGAATACCGACGCTTACCGGTGGTTGTTCCTGTTGGGCTACCAGAGAACAAAAGCACAGATTCGGTCGGGTCTTCCTTGATCTGGAAAGATCCAGATACAGGATTGGCAACGTAGTAGACCTGACCAGCTACAATGCCGGTTGGTAGAATTCCTCCGGTAAACACTACTTGATCGTCAGTTACTAGGTTATGCGATGCCCAGTTGATAACATCGGTTGACACGTTGAACGTTACTGTTGCCGATGGAGTAAACGCGGTGATGCTATTTAGCGTCACTGGCGCACCATCGAAGTGCAACCGGATATACTGCTCGCCAAACTCTAGAACGTAGGCTTGATCGTTGTTAAACACAAACGGGATCAGCCGCGTTGGCTTGCTTGCAAACTTGGTGTTGGCAACGTATTCAAACCCAGGCCTGGAGCGCGCCGCACCCTGTGGCTTGACCACGAAGTTGCGCATGGTCTTCGCGCCAGTCTGGTAGCGCGAATCGTCAATACGCCCGAACATCTCAGGGCTAACTTCACCGCCAGCAAAGCTGCGAGTGTAGAGACGAGTGTTTGCCATGTTCAGCGTCCAGCGATCCAGGAGGTAGGCTTGTCAACGTGAATGCGGCGCACATCGGAGTCAGCCTTGGAAGCCTTCCCGATATACATCATCATCATCTGGAGGCACCGCTTGGACTCGTTGGCTCCAACCTCGCCCTTGATGATGGGGCCAGCTAGCAGGGACGAGAGGTGCCACGCAACCGCCATCTGGAACAGCGGCGGAAACAGGTGCGTTTCAACTACATACTCAGTGTAGATCAGCACCGCATCGGGGCAGTCCGTGTAGAGCCGTGGCACACCAAGCGTGTCAAGCTGCACCGAGAAGTCCTGCGTGTTGGTGTAATCGTCAGTGCTTTCTGCCGGGATGACCGCGATGGCCTTAAGGAAGTGCCTGGGAAGCTCGTAGAAGTATTCCCACTCCGAGCAGTCGCAGTGCGTTCCCCAAGTGTGGGTGTGGTCGTGACCAGCGTGTTCCTCAATGTGTTCCAAGTCAACCAGCGTCAACTCAGTGCGCTTGGTAGAGAACGCCCAGTTGTGCATCTCCAGCGTCCCACGCAAGGCCATGGGGTAGAACTTGGAGCAAAGCTGCGCCTGCATACTGGGGTCAGGCGGGCTGATGTTGGTAATCTTCGCGGTATCCCCGATGAGGCCCAACGCCATGTTGCAGATGTCTACGTCCGAGACCTTGTTGGTCTCGCAGGAGTCCACGAAGATAAACCTGCCCGTGGACACAACGTATTGTTGTCCAAGCAAGTTGGTGGCCAACAGCTTGTAGTAGTAGCGACCAACATCCGTCGCAGCTTGCAAGCTGTCCATGGCAAACTCAACGATGCCACCGGATGCGTTGGTGATGGTCCCGTCCAGGTGGAACACCTGGGTAGTCACACCATCGGGATCTTCCAACTCATCAACGTCCAGGTCAAAGAGGTAGCCCGTGATGACGATGGCTTGGCCGTTGGAGCCGCGAATCGTAAACGACCAAGGAAGCTCGTCTCCCTGGTAGGCGTAGATGTCGAAGCTGGCGGGACAGATGCTGAGGACTGGCATGGTTACACCTTGATCCAGATGGCTTCAGACGGGACTCGGTTATCGTCAAGCACGAAGAGCATGTAGAACCCGCGTGGGATCACGGAGTCGCTATCAGGCATCGTGAAGTTAATGGTGGTCCTAGAGGTGACGCTCTGAGTCACGGGCCTGTGGTAGTTCTCGGAGAAGTCGATGTGGTGCGTGTGGCTACCTGGAGCCATCAAGACCACATGCGACAGCGAGCGGAACGCCGCAGGCTCAGCGCAAGTCACCGTGTAGCTGGTGGCGTAGTTCACCGGGTATGCGCCACTCACGATGCTTACCGAGAAGCTCGTGATGGCAGGCCTTGGGAACGTCACCGAAGGCGTTTCAGTCGGGCGCAGGTAACGAGGGTAGAAGATCTCGTAGTCGTAGCCTGGATGGTCTGATGCAGTCGGGTTGTGCGCGTGAGAAGGCTCAGATGGGTCAATTGGCTCTGTAGACGCGTCTCCACCGCCAGTAAATATGCGACCGTCAGGCAGCAGCATGGCCGTGCTGTGGTAGTCTCGATATGCCTCAGAAGGAGTCCAGTAGAGAAGTTCCCACTCAGTGTCAAACTTTGTGGCGGTTGCCGGGTTGATGGCAAGACGTTGTGGCTTGGTGTGCAAGTCTGAGGCAAGGAGACCGCCCCCACCACCTTCTACTGGAGTAATTTCCTTGTTGGCTCCACCAAAAAGATAGATGTCTGCATCTGGAGCCACCACAAGGTTTTGCTCAGTGCTTGGGTAATTTCCGTCTGGGAGGTATACCCACGATGCACCAACATTGTCAGCCTTGATGATCTTTGATGAGTTGGTGCTGGCGTATGGTGCAGTCCCATAGTTAGCACCGCCAAAGATGATGACACGATTGTCTACGCCATCGTAGTTTGGAGCCATGACGGAACTTGCATACATTCGCTCCTTAGTCCAGTCTCCAGTAATCGTTAATCCAGGCCCGGCAGTCCAGACTCCAGGGCTTGCACCATGATCTGCAAGCGTGGCTGGGAACTTAGCCATGCCGCACATGTAAAACTTACCGTTAGTCAACTGGAAGATGTGCGGGTAGTAAATCAGCGAAGAGTCAAAGCCTTCCTGGTATGTAAATGGACTTGGAAGGGGTCCATAAAAAACGCCAGGAAACCCAACCTCAGCGTTTAAGGTTCGCAAGTCCTGTGAAAGACCAGAACTAATAGTTACGCTTGTGCAAACTGGGGATCCAGTTACTACATAAGCCTCGTAACTTCTCCAGCCTCTATCTCCTCCGGCTGTAAACGCAGCAGGATTTTCGCTTCCTCCAAACACAAGAACGCCGCTTCTGTCGGAGAACGGAGCCTGCGAATAACGTGGTGTAGTTTTAACGCTGGCATACCACCGACCACGCTTCATCTGTCCGTAATAAACCCACGCGCCAAAGTTTGAGTAGTGGCCCGTATTTAGGTTGACGTATGTTGGGTTGTTGTAATCGTCAGTAGTTGGAATAGCAGCCGCACCAACATGATCTGGGTTCCAAACCCAAATACCCTGGTAGTTGTATGCTGTAAACGATGACAACCAAATGTTTCCGCCAGCAATTACTAGATCGCCATTCTCAGTCCACGCATGTCCAGAGCAAAAAAGCGACTTGTAAAAGTTTCCAAGCGCGAGCGGGTCTAGAACCTTAGAAATTGGCAGCAAGTAATTGCGGCACCTGATCGTTGCGCCCGGCGACAAGTCAAGGATCACAATGCACTGCCAAGACCACCAGTCAGGCCCTGTAGCTGTGGACTTTGCGATTACAGGCGACCCGTCCCACAGCAGCAGCCTGCCACGATGAGGCCCCTTAGGGATTACGGAGCAGTGGATTGCCTTAAAGCGATCAGGGAACCGCCACTCAGCAGTGACGGTCCCAATCGTGCCCGTCCAGTATTCAAGTCCAGGCCAAGCAACAGTTGGATCTGAGTCGGTCAGGTCGTTGTTAAACCCTTCCTCAAACCACCCGTCCTTGATCGGGTAGCCAGTGAGGTCCATGGCTTCAGAAGGCAAGTAGACCGTAGCATTGCGCTCGGACTGAACGATGTCAACATTACGGTCTACCATGCTATTAGTTGCTTGTTGCTTTAGCCCGTTCGGCGTTCGTCATCTTGTCCCATCGACTAAGACATCCGTTACAACAGAACCCATACTCTTCGCCAGCAAACGAACGCTTCTTGACAGAAGCATCAATCGGCTTTCCAAGAATCGGGCACATGTCGTGGTTGTCATGCGGAGACGCGCACGAATTGAAAGCTAGTGCGCAAAAAATGAGCAGCGACTTTCTCATCGGACGATGGTTCGGGTCGGGTAGCTGTGAACGTCGCTAAAGTTTGTTCCTGCGCCACTTGCTGCCAGCGAAACAATATCAACGTCAATTTTGCCAGACGTTAAAACAGTGGCTGGGGTAAACTCGCTTGCAGGAGGGTTAAGAACACAGGTAAATTCTTCAAGCAAAAAGTATGCGTAAGTCCCTCCTTGGAATTCTGATACTGCATTAACAACTCCGTTAAACAATGTCGATTTGACCTTTGCTGCGTATGGATTAATGGCAAAAAGAAACTTCTTGCCAGCTACAAAGTTGTTATTTGCCGAGTTGTTTCCGATTACGGGACCATCAAGTCTTGGGGCAAGCTCAATATATCCACTCGATGCCAAGACAGGGTTTTTGTTGTGCGCAAGTCGAGCGTGAGCAGGGCTAACGCTGTTCCAGAAACCATCAATCAAGCCTGTATAAGCAAACAGCTCTTCGCGCAGGCTCATCTTAATAAAAACAGAATCTGCTGCCGCCCCATCAGGAAACTGAAAAGTTTCTCTGATTGTTACGCAGAGATACAGCTGCTCGCCACGCCCCATCTCGCCAAGAGAAAGAACTGGAAACAGATCGCTTTGCTTGGTGCAGGCAACAGCTCGCCCAGCCACCACATTAAGGTTGTCCGCCAGCTTAAGTCGAGTATCAAGGATCATGTGTGTCTCCTAAAGTGGCCCAGCCGAAGCCGGGCCTGTGGTCACTGGACGGTAAAGCCCTTGGTGTAGGTGTGTTCGACCATGTTGACTTCAGTAACGATGTCAACAGTCCAAGTTCCGGTCCCTGTGATGGCACCAGAATACGTCTGCCACAAAATGCCAAGATACTTCTTGGAACTATTCGGGATAGACGCAGACTGCGTTAGGGAAGCAGTCACACTTGCGTTTCGTGCGAACGGTGGAATGAGCATGTAGACAACCGTTCCAGCAGGAGGCTTTGCTGAATTGGCGAAAGACAACTGCCCAAGAGTAACGACATTAGATGTCATCGCAGCGTCATCTGCATACACCAAAACTGCGTTTGCACCTCCAGCAGACTGAGTATACGCAGCATCAAACCTAATTCGCACATACAAAGGTGTGCCAACACCAATGTTTCGCAACGTGTCGATGTCTACTACATTAGTGGATGCAATACTTTGGTCAAGCGTTGCGTTTAGCGACTGCGCATCAGCAAGCCTGAGTAGTTGATCTGGGATCATGTTAGCTCCTTGTAGGAGCTGGGGCCGAAGCCCCAGCTATTAGAGAACCGTAATCGACGTTGGGTAGTCGATGTGACGGGTTTGAGGATCAAGAACAAGATCAACAAGCACCTTGCCAGTCGTTGGATTGGTGCCAGTAACGTCGGCAAAAACACCGAGATACCTAGCTCCAACCACAGCCGCGCCAGCAGATGCAACAACTGGGTGTTGGATGCACATCGTGAAACGCGCACCAACAGCAAGAGTTGCCAGCAAAATACTGCCAGTTGTAGCAACCGTAGTATCGCCAGTGGCAATCGTGCTGTCAGTTGAAGCCTTTACAGAAAACTCGATGCTAGTGAGCGAGTTAAAGGCCTCGGTGACAGTGATGACAACGTAGATGTCATCACCAACACCGACATCGCGTGCTTGACGAAGGTCAATTACATCCGTAACGGGACCATCGCCGACAACGGCAAAGCCAGCAGGAACCGCAGACGGTCCAGTTGCATTCCCGTTTCCAGCAACAGTAGTAGTGACTGGAACAAGCCTATTAAGATGATCGGTAATCATGTGTTGTTACCTCAGATGCGAGTTTCGGCGTTGATGATCGCATCGCACTTGCGAATCGGGATGCCAAGGAACGACATGTAGCTCTGCGCCGTGCCGAACTCGGTAAGACCCTTTTCGATGTTCATCACACCAAGCGACTTCTCCATCGCCATGCGCGACAACGCGCTGTGAACCGTGCGGTTCATGTAGAACGCACAACGACCCATCGACGGGTTCGGAATGCGGTAAACGGCGCGAGCCATCATGTGAATGATGTTGGTTGCGAACTTGCCAAGATCTTGGCTATTCGTCGTGCCAGAAGCAAAGTCAGTAAGATGGCTGACATCAATGTTGGCAATGCGAACAATGTAACGCCAGTCCTTGACCATAAGACCGCACTTCCACTGGTAACGCGTAACGAGAGCCTGCATACGCTCCGCAACGCTACCACCGTTCGTGTAGACCGTCTGCTCGCCAAGATCCTCATGGATCAGGCCAGCCTTGCTGCCCTTCGGGAACGGGCAGAACACCGTCTGATCGCCCCAGCAAACGAGGTAGATCGAGGTGTTATCGGTTTGACCAGCAGCAGAACCTGCATCCAAAACGTTTTGGCTGTTGCCAGCACCCGAGACTGCGTTGTAGCGGCTAGCTAGACCAAGGAACTCCTTGGGGTCCGTGGCCGGGTTGCCGTAGAACAGCGTGGTCGCCATGCGCTGATTCATGGCCTCAAGGAACGCGGAGTCTTCCGACAAGCGGAAAGAAGCCGTGTTGCCGTTGAGCATGGCGAGATCCTTATCGACCTCGCTACGGGCTTCCAGGATCGCGCACGCCTCATCGACCTGGGCGGTCGTGGACTTGCTGCTCGGAATACCCTGGTTCAAGCTGCGCCAGTAGACATCCGGCAGACCCGTGCGGATCACCTCACGGTGGCCAGTAGGAAGGTTCGACTCGCGCCACACGCAATCCGTAAGGATCTCGTTGGAAGTCGAAAGAAGCTCGGCAATCGTCGCAATACGACCCTCGGGGTCGAGTCGCTTCGCATGGTCGAGAAGGGTAAGATTATTCGCGCTAAGGACAGCCATTTCTCTCTCTTATTGGTTAGGGTAAAGGACGGACGCAAGTTCGTTGAAGCCGCGAGGACCACTGGACTTTCCAGGGGTAGCCTTGCCTCCAACAAAGCGATCTTCACTGATCGCTTTGCCAGCCTTGTAGAACGCCCTGATAATCTCAGGGTGGTTTCCAAGGCCGGACTCGTTTAGCAGTGCAAGAAGTTCGGGAGATCCGTAGGTGTCGAGGGCCTTCTTTGCGACGGACAAGTTTGCGTCCAGTGACTCACCACCGAACTCCTTGTCAGCCTTAGAACTGTTGACCCACTCTGCCTTCGTTGCCTCGATCTGGCTAATTTGGTTATCCCGAATAATCGGAGCCACCTTATCCAGCATCTTCTGCGCGGCTTCCTGCGTCATGTTCAGCTCTTTTGCGACGTTGCCATATGCTGACAGCACATTCGCATCGTATTCAGCACCTTCAGGTGACTTGAACTCGTAGCGATCTGGGGCACTCGCTGGTGCCTTCGTGGCTTGGTCGTTACTAGGCTGGCCAACTTCAGCGGGTTGTCCGCTGCCCTTGGTTTGACTGTCGGTTGCCTGTTGCTGCTGCGGTTGCGCGTTCTGCGCATCCGTGTTCACAGCCTCAGCACCACTAGTTTGAGTTTGTGCGGTTGCTTGGCTGAGCATCGTTTCGGTCATGTTGTTGCTCCTTGACCATAGCTGAGTAAAGCTCAGGGCAGAGCGAATGGATAAGTGCTAGCATTCGATTCCCGAAGTTGCGGTTCCCCTCGGCAAATGCCATGTGCATCGCGTTAGGGTTGAACGACAGGCGGAAAACACCAGACTGATCCAAGAGTCGCCACACCACGCGGCGACCTCGCTTGCTGGACATGAGCCACTTCACATCGGCCTCCTCGTTCTCAAGAACCACGCGCTCGCGCACATCCTTTTCGGCTTTTGCGCGTTCCTGGCCCTTGATGTCAAGAGGGTCGTAGTTGGTCACACCAAAAACCTACCTGTTGTAGGGTGGGCTATGGGCACCCCCTAGCAGCAGTCTTCTTCCGCGTGATGCGGAACAGCATCCCGAGTAGCTCGGTAAGCTAACTCATAAAGCATGTGGTGGTTAGTCTCCCAAGCCGCGTATGCCCGCTCAGCAGTTATGATCGCTGCATCGCACAGGGAGTCCAGGATGTTTAGCTGGTGAGTGGGCAGCGACTTCCCATGCTTGTTCAGCATATTCTTCGCCTTTGCCCAGATGATGTAGGACCACCCGGCTCGGTCGATGTCTTCCTGGAGAATCTCATCCACAAGCTCGCCAAACTCACGCTGGAACGAGGCGTTGCCGTATTCCTTGGCACCAAGAGCTAGTCGATCCCGAAGGTTGGACAAGAAGACTTGCGGCCTCTGCTGCGCAGTCTCCTTGACCAACCGATCCTTCAGAATCTCAACGAACTGGTAACGATCCGATCTCTCGGTCACAACGCCCTCCAGCGAGACTGGGAAATGTTCTTCGGCGCACCAAACTGCGCCATGACCGCCTGGGATCGAGCGTTTCCAGGAGTCATAAAACACGCGGCCAAAGTCCAGTAGTCACAAGCACCTGTAACATAAACATTCAGGTTGCTGGCATCCCCAGGACCACCAGTCGTGGGCCATTCCTGCTCCGTAAACGGGACTCCGTTGTTCCACCGAATGGCGTATGCGTGCCAGAACGGAATGCGCTGGAGCAAGAACCCGTTGAACACAATGTCCGTAGCGAGGTTCTTGGCTACGGTTTCAAACGCCGGATCCTTAAGCACCCGGCTAGCAGCCAGGAACCCAATGGCAGCAATCGACTCCTGCCAAGGTTGCCACCCGATGATCGCGCGGCCATCCGGGTAGTTCCACCCATACTTGGCAGGCTCGTTTCCGCCGATGGTGCGGACCTGGGCCTCTGCTGGCAACGTGGTGTAGAAGGACTTGGAAACCGCAGCGCGCAACCCATCCTTCAACGTGGCAGCAGCCTCGGTAAAGCCAAGCCAGACTTGGTTAGCCCTGGCCAAGGCAAGACGGCCCACCGAGCGCGGAGACAGCAAGTTGTCCCGCTTGATGTTGACATCCAGCTTGTCAAGCTCGATGTGGTCCTCGATAAGCTGACGCAACGCATCGTCTCGCGTGAGCGCGTAGGTCGCGTGCAGGAAGTTATCCGACCGATGCTGATCGTCCGATGTGGTCCAAGCGGTGGTGTTGGGGCTGGGGATCCACGCGATCTGATTCACCCCAGGCCAGCCAAGTCTGTCGTTCACCCCAAGGTTGAGATCGGGACGCTGGTTAAGGAGTTCTGCCTGGGGATGCAGCGCAGCTTGCATCGGAGAGCCAAGCGGCTCCTTGTTGGCCGTGGGACGCTGGACGTAAGACTGCGACTGCCACAAGGCATCGTGGATTTCCCAAGGCTCGCCCGTGGTCACGGCAAGATCAGAAGCGCAACCAAAGTCAGGCTGCTCTCCGGTCGTTCCCGATTCGTGCATCTGCGTCCTGGGACGCAATGCAGTGTAGGTTCCGCTCTGAGTCTTGTAGGCCCGGTATTGCGCCGCTCGGGCACCAAGCGTATCCGGCGTTGCCTGTGGGACCGCGCCGAGTGCCATCCACTCGCCAGCCCATCCCATGTAAAGCCCATACATGACGTAGCCCTGGCTGCGCGGCTCGTCCCAAGCTGCGTGGATTGCGCCTCGCGTTTGGAAGCGGACGGCTCGATGCCACCGCGTTCCAGCCGGGACCAGCGTGTGAACCTTGCTCGGGAAGTTGTTCTGGCCGTTGCGCGCAGCAAAGTCCAGAGTCATGTCCACCGCGCACTCCATCACCAGTTCGGGCAGCGTCACAGATTGAAGCTGGCCGTCGTTGCGGACATCGCCATACACAGCTTCGCAAGTGAAGTCTACATACGGCAAACCCGAGTAGACGTTGGCCCAGAGGTCAACCGTCACGCGATGCTCAGCACTCATCGTGCGCAAGTGCCACTTTTCAACCGATTCAGATGCGGACATCGAAACAAGCTGCATCGTCGGAAGCCGCTTAGTCCCAATGCGCAAGCTAGGCAGCAACGCGATGAGGTTGTTGCCAATAGCTGGATGCTGAAAGAACACACTCTTCTCGCGCTGCTTGTCCAGGAACTCGAACTTCATGCGCGAGTTTGCAGGGACCGTCGCGTGGAACCTGATGCCACCTTCTACGCGATGGTAATGGTAGTAGTCCTTACCATCGGTCAAGTAGCCCTCAAGATACGCAGGCATGTGCGACTCTGGCAGGCCACAGAAGATCCACTGCGTTTGCGCAAGAGACGAAACGTTTTGAACGAGAACCGGAGCCTTCATCAGATACCTTGAGGTGCTGGGTTGTTGTAGCCGCTGAACATGTTCATCACATCAATTGGTGCATCAGCCGCTGCGGATGCAACGTTCTTGATGGTTTGCGATTGCTGCTGTTGAGCTTCGGCTTGCTCCTTAGCTGCCATCGCTTGGTTGCGCGCTTCGCGCAGAGCCTGCGCATCTTCGTTAGCAACAAGCAGCTTCGGTGGGACACCAAGCATCTCAGAGTAGGTATCAGCCCACTCATCCGTGTTGATCTTGTCCAGAACCTCAGGCTTGAACTGAGCAACCATGCCGACGCTTCCAACGAAGCGATCAATCCCGTTGACACCAATTGCGCGCTGCGCTTGGGCCAAGACCGAGACGAACTCCACGCTGAGATCCATTCCCGAGAGTTCCTCAGGAGGAGGAGGCAGCAAGCCAAACTTCAACATGTGGTTGAACGTGATGTCGATCAACGGGTTGAGCAACTCGTTGTGCAGTCGCTCGATCACTGGTCCGAGCATCAACAGCTTCTCTTCGTGACGCTCAGCAACTTCCGTCGCGGTCATGCGCGAGTTGGAACTGTTGGCCAGCATCAAAAAAAGATCAGCATAGAACGCGCCACGGATTCGCTCGCGGACATCCTGAATGTCTTGGAGCAAGTAGTTTAGGTTTAGGTTGACTTCGAACGCCGTGCGGATGCCAGCTTGCGGAGAAGCCGCATCAACAAAGCTCACGCCACCAGGAAGCGTTTCAACGTCCCGGTTCTTCATGCTGCTCGGGACCTGGAGCGGCGGCTTCGTCTGATAGTCAATCGCTTGGGCCTTGCGAAGCTGCTCATGCTGAAGCTGCTTCACATCGCCAAGAGCTTCCATGCCAGGGCTGTGGCCGTAGATGTCACCGCCAACCGTAGACCAGCGTGGCGTAAGCACAGGGAACTGCTCAAACCCGCTTTCGCTGAGATAGGTATCTGGATCAGATCCGATTTCAAAGTAGCAACTCTTGAACGGCATGTGCTTAGCCGTTGGGTTGCCAACTTCGCGCTCGCGGTCTGCGCGCGGCTCAATCGCATGGATGATCGTGACCCACTGGTCCAGCGAGCCTCGATCAAACAGATTGCGCACCGTAAGCGAGCAGTTCTTGTAGCCGAACTCTTTGACAAGCTCGCCAACCGTCTTGTCAAACTCGCGGTAGAGAGTGCAGATTCGGCCTTGGTAATCAGCCGCGATGGCAAACTCACCAACCGTAAGTGGGTAGTGGTGAATCACATTCTGGAAGTCAGCAAGGACGATGCTTGCAGACGTTCCAAACGCGCCAAGCTCCTCGTAAATCTGGTGCAGTGCCCGGTAGGTATTGGACCGCTGGAACACGCGCTGCATTCGGCGCGTCACCTCGTCAAGCCAAACCTTGACTGGATGGTATTGGTTCAGCGACGGATCGGGAGTGCCGAGACGGAACCATGGCCTAGCTGGCGACGTTGCACCAGCCATCATGCCTGCACCTAGAACACGAAGCGCACGGGTGCCCGTGTTGTCGTAGATCTGGTTGTGCTTGCGATCACCACGGTTGCGGTCTTGGACAAAGAACCTGCCGTTGCGAGGGAGCAGGAAGTTGCTGATCTCTTGCCAGTGGCTCCACCAAGACGAGCGTTCCGTCTTGAGTTCGCCCCAGCGAGTAAGCAGCTTGTCACGACGCGGTTCTTTCCCGTATTCCATATTAGCCTCCCAGCAAGGTGTTCTTCTGCATTAGGCCCATAGAGCTAACACCCATAGGACCAGTAAGCATGGTAGACGGACCTTGAATCCCTTGATCTTTAAGAATCTGATTCACATCAGGCTTCTTTCGATTGGCTTTGCGCATAGCTTCTTCAGCCATTCGCTGTTGGCTCATGGCAGCAGAAGAAGCTTCCTTTTGAGCTTGTTCTTGTGCGCGAAAGGCTTCATTTTGTGCCTTTCTTTGTTTTTCGCCTTGGTAAATGTTTGTTCCAATCGCGGCCAATGCAACAACTGCTCCAGTAACTCCCATCAAAGCACCTTGCTGTAGATGATGTCTTGAACTTTGTAGCCCAACCTTGACATCAAGGTATTAAGGCTGGTGTTTTCTTTTGCGTGCCACAGCATCATCTCGGCACCACGGGCGAACGCCTGCTTCTCGGTTTCTCGGATGAGGTCCAGGCCAACGCGGGTCTTGCGATGCTCCTCAGCAACAAACAGAAGATCGTTCTGAACGTAAAACATCTCTCTGTAGTGCATGTGGTTTGTAAAAAAGTTGATGCTGTAGCCGATGCACTCTTCGCCTCGGAACGCTCCGAGGCAAATAAGCAGGCCAGATTGCTCAAGGGCGTGATACCGCTCCCAGTTAGGGAGCAATTTCATAACGCTCTTGTTGAGGGCGATCTCCTCGTAGTGTTCTTTAAAGAGATCGTTGCAGTTCTCTTCAAAAAAAAGCCACGGAAGAATTTTGATGCTGATGGACGTAGAAGGCACATGGTAGACCATAGACTTGGACCATAAGCCTATGGGCACCGGATATCAAAAGCCTGCATACGGGTCGTAGTCCTTAGCAGTGAATCCCTTTCTGGAGAACACGACCTTCCGCTTAGGTGTCCCCATGAGGGCCAGGATGAGTGCGCTGCCAAAGTCGGGAGATCTGCCGATCCTGCTTATGATGTCTTCTCGGGACGCGACCGCGACGGTGCTGCCAACCATTTGCCAAGTTGGGGCCGTGAGGTCCGCGAGGATCCTGGGATCAGGTGGGATGGCAATACCGTTGTTGGCGTTTGGGTCCAGGGCTTCGCGCATTCGCCACCAGAGTTCGCTGCGCAGGTTGCGAAACCGCATCCGTCCAGACTTGTCCACGCCCATCGCGGCCTCGGACACGTTGACCCCGATGACTTGCTGGCCCTGATGGTTCAGGAAGTCGTATGGGCTGCTGCCTACTCCGATGATGTCGATGTGGATCGGCGCATTGTCCCGGAGAGCCGCGATGCAGTAAGCAGCCGTAGTCGGGCCATCTGGGGTGACGTTCCCTGGATACACGATCAACTCGTCAAACCACATCCCGTGACGGCGCGACAGGATGGTGTTGTCCTTGCCACCACGGGCAACGTCCACGCCCATGGAGTCCATCTCTGGGATCACATCTGGACGCTTCCACCGAGCTTGCGCGGCCTCGACCCACTTCGTTGGTATGACTTGCCACGGGTCATCCTCGATACCCGCGTTGAAGTCGCCATGGAGCATCTGGCTGCGCAACGGCTCTGGCAAGCTCTGAAGCTGGGCCATGTAGCCAGTGCCCATGAGGTATGGGTTGTCCGAGATGCGGCTCGGGACAAACGTGCGGCTGGTGGGAGTTATGAGTTCCCCGTGATGGCGGAACGGTGTCCCATCTTCAACCTCGACATCCTTCGCGTCCACCGTGGCAAACCATCGGAGTTCTCCAGGAAGGGCTGGGTTCTTGTGGGACTTATCCAGCCAGGGAGCGAAGAACTTGACCACCCACCGCCCCTCTGCATTCGTGGGTGGGTTGAACGTGAGCAACGCGCGGCACCGCTGGTCTGGGTCTGTAGTGCGGAGCCAGCCTAGAAGGAAGCGCACCGCGCTCTCGCGCATGTTACTGGCCTCGTCAAAAACCAGGAGGTCATGCGGGCGACCCTGGTATTTGCGCTCGTCCTCAGGTGCTGGGAAGGAGCCAAGCTCTACCTGGAGGAACCGCCCGTCTGCGCGCTTAGTGCGCCAGATGCGCTCTTGGCCATTCCACCCGTCGCG